CGTAACATAGAGAAGGTGCCTATTACGCCAAAAATAATAATAATAATTTCCTTGTTATTTATAATAAAATCAATCATTTAGTAAATTATTCCATAAATTAAGTAACCTATTAGAACTAAAAATAATTTTGGGGAAAGCATCATCCCCAATACAAAGATTCCTAATATAGTATAGTTAAGACCCGGTTCCATTTTCTTCCCTTCTTGTTGTCAGCTCGTCATGCACTAGATCTGTCGCCAGGCTAGTGTGAATAGGCTGTATTTTTTTACCATTCGCTGTTGTCAGCGTTAGTTCTTTTAAGCTGTCCCGGTAGGTATCAAAACTCATTGAATCTTCCAATTGGGTTCCATCAGCATCATGCTGTGGAATCAAACTAAGTTGTTGATCAACTTCCGTTATGATATTGTGAAACAAAGAACTTTTACTTTTTAATTTCATACTTCCTATATAAATGGGATAGAATATAAAGTCAACATGAAAATAATATTAATTATGTATGTTTGTAGCCAATTACACGGAAACTGTCTGCCCCCTATTAGACATGTGGAGACTTTTCCGGATATATATAGCTGTATGGTGCATGGCTATAAAGAAGCCTATACGGTGACTGAAAAGCTAGGCGAAGGCCTGGTTAATAAAGATAAACTATATGTAAGATTTGTTTGTAAAGAAACGCCCGATCCGATAGAAAAGAATCCAAAAATAGATATTTAAATGCAACCATTATATCAGTTTATTCTGTTGGGACATCTATGTTGGGCTGTAGACTATCACGAAGGAGAATTGAATCAGAAATGTGGCCAGATCTATGAGCAGGAAAATTCAAGACATACAAGCCGTGAGAGCTGTGTTGATCGAGCCGAGTACCTTGGCACCCGATTCATGCTAAATCGCAAAAATAAGGGGTCCTACGTCACAGAAATGACTATAAATTGCATCCCCACAGCAGCTGAGGATGGCCAAATCCCCCTTTATCACCCATTAACAACCTATCGCATAACATGGCAATAACCTTGACATATAACCCCAGCATGTCTTATATTGATATATGAAGCTATATCGTATCCAAGCTTTCGTGTATGGCTCCTATTTAAATGGGAATGTGGAAGCAGTGGATGATAAAGCGGCTCTATTAAGATTTGTAGAGCTCGTTGAACAGGGCAAGATTACGGTGAATAAAACCGCTCCTGAAAATGGAAAAGGTTTTTACTCCGATGATTGTGTCCGCCTAACGTACGAGGAGTTTGCTAATGTTGCAACAGATGGTACAAGAGAAGCTAGACTTAGAGCACAAATGGGCTCAGTTGGCTACGAAGGGTCAACAGGACGAGATGAAAGTGGCCTCATTTCAGATAAAAGACCTGAAGACACAAATTGAAATAAAAGTTGATTACGATAACAAGCCAAGTATCGCTAGTTAACTAGGGCAGGTTGGATGCCTTCTTGTAACAGGGGTAAAACCTTGTTGGTATACTTGCGCATATCTTTTTCAAACATAAATCCCCAATCAAATATATTAGGATGAAGACGAAAACATTTATCGTTTAATTGTTTTAAAAAATTTTCTTCATCAACGCTTCTGGCTTTATATGCCATGAGCTCATTACAAATGGTTTTGAAATAATTTAATCTCTTAGCTCCATCCACTAAAAGATTCTGCTCATCAACAATAATTGGGGTTAGTAATCCTTCGGCTTTTAAACTTTTAGTTAAAGCTTCATCAGGAGCTACTACCACGGTGGGAATTAGTTTAATTTCATCTGTTGAGAGAACAACGAGTCTATGCTTAATGATTTGATACCATGGATGAATCAGGATCCGTGAGTCGTGTTCCGTTTTTAATAACTCAGCCACCTGCTACCTCATGGAATTTAAGCTGCCTACGTTTAGAAAGATAAGGCAGCATTCTTCTTAATATATCTAAAGCTATTTCTTTTTTATCTACTCGCCAGCTATACATTAATTTATGTTTAGCATCTTTAGGCTCTCTAGAATAGATTGCTCCCGTTTTAAAAAAGGTTAAAAATCTCAATACTATATCTCCATCTGACATTTCAACACACACTCTTAATTGTTTAGTTTTTCCCACACCCTTTGACCATATACCGAAGGAGCCTTCACCATCAAACACTCCTGCTAAATAACCTAGTTCATCATTTGGCATTGCCCCAGGAGTCTCCTAATTTTTTATCCACCACAAAGGGTACTTTAAATTCGATACATCCTTCCATAATTTTTTTAATTTCATCTGCCATTTTTTTATCTTTAATATTAAAACATAATTCATCATGAATCTGTAAGATAGGAATATGACCAGCATCGGCACAAGCCAGCATTGCCTGTTTAGTCTGATCGGCAGAAGAGCCTTGAATCAAACGGTTGAGTGCTTTGTATGTATAAGCTCTTTTTATATTGTCTCTTCCATACTTGGCCACGGCATTCTCAAATGTTTCAGCATTGTGGAGTCCAAAATCTCTAGGTTCCCATAAATTAAACCTGCATTTTCTACCTTTCTTCGTTCTTATAACACCTTTTTCACTTGCAGTCTGCATGCACCTATCAGATAATAATTTTACAAAAGGCACTTTTCTATTATATTTTGATATTAATAGCTGCGCTTCTTCTTTTGATAATCCTAGCGAATTAGCTAGTTTATTCTTTCCCATTCCATACATTAAGCCTAATCCTATAGTCTTAGCCTGAGTTCTTTCTATTCCTACCAGATCTGCGACCGTTTGGTGAAAGTCTGCGCTAGCTTCATGATAAGCTTTAACTAGATCCCGGCTTCCTTCATATCCATTTCCAATGGAAGAGGCGTAGTGAACCGTCATCCGTGGTTCTTGCTGTGAATAATCAAAGCTACCCCACTGGTGGTCTTCTTCTGCTATGAACAGAGACCGAATCATCGGGCCAAACTCTTTGTTTCGTGCTGGTACTTGTTGGAGATTAGGATGGGACATTGAGAGTCTTCCCGAGACGGTTCCTCCGTTGTCGGATCTTAATTGATTTATTTCAGCATGGATTCTTCCCTTGACCTGGTACTTCATGATAGAAGATAAGAAGGTATTGTGAAATTTATTTATTTCACGTGTCTTTACAATAAGTTTAGCAATTTTATGTCTACAATTAATCAGCCAGTTTTGAGTGAATGATGGCTCGTGTGTTTTGGCAGTCCGTGGGTAGTCTATCTTCAGTTTATCAAAAGCTGTTGCGATTTGGCGTGCTGCCCAGATATCTACTTCTAACCCTGCTTCTTTTTTTATTTCCTTTAGTAGTTCTTTTTCTTGGAGTCGCATTTTTGATCGTAACGATTCAGCTTGTTCTACCTTCACTCGTACACCTCTTTGACGCATTTTTATTAATACTGGGAGTAAGCTAGATTCCAGTTCCCAAATCGTTCCCAAACTTTGTTGAACAATTTCTTTTTTAAGTTGCTGCCATAATAGGTACGTGAGTCGTGCATCTTGTTCAGCGTAAAATCCGACATACTCTGCAGGGAGTTTCCACATTTCGCCTTTGGGATCTACGCCGTGTTCTTTAGCTGCAATAATTAAATCTGTTTCTGCTTTAATCTCCCCCAGGTAATCTTTGGACAAAGTATTTAAAGAATAAGACCAGCGGTTCTCATCAACAATGGCTGCAGCAATCATCGTATCAATGATCTCTCCATTAATTTTATAACCTTCTTGTTCTAGCCATCCTATGTCATATTGAGCGTTGTGAAATATTTTAGTGCACGGTAAGGCACATACATCTTTTATATATTTTTTAACTTGAGCAGGAATCATGTTACCTCCTCCAAAATGGTTAAAAGGATAATAGCCTTGCCAACCTTCGGTGGCTACAGCGAATCCAATAATGTTTCCATTACCAGTTGCCCAACCCGCCCCCTGGCCAGAACCAATTCCTTCATCACGAGTTTCTAAATCAATTGCTATTTCTTTTGCATGGGAGAGATCTTTATATTCTGCAGGGCAAGACCAAATGTGTTTTTTAAAATTCATAGAAAGCTGTAAGCTCATGAATAATCTCTTTCTTTAATTATTTCTAAGCAATGAATTGCTTTATCAATACTTTTTTCTTTTCCTTTAAGTTTGTGTCTACAAATGTATTTAATAGCTTCTCCTTCTGCCCATTCTAAATGATTTTCTGAAATGAACTGAGCAGGTTCAATCTTAAAACCTTTATAGTGAGTTCCGTCAACTTGTTTATCCAAAGATTCGTAGGTCACTCCTTTAAACATATCTTTATGACTCATAGAACCACCACTAGCATATAGAGAGATAATAAAACTATCAAACCTAAACAGCTAAAAATAACTATAAATATACGATTCATTTCCAGTCCTCTCGATGAAGTTTGTCCCATTCAGTCCAAGCCCATGAATTAAGTTGACCCGACCAGCCTTGAATCCATAATAATATATCCATTTTTAATTTTTTCATGGCTTTTTTTCAACACGCTTTTTTACTTTTAATCTAATGTGTGCCTCTTCTGTTATTTTTAGAATATCTGTCCATCCAGTTTCTTTTTTGATTTTTTTTATCATTTCTTTTAAGCGCGTGTAGTAGTTTGCATCAACGGGTTTCCTGAACATATACTAAATAATCTCCTCCTAACGGATAATTATATTTATAATCCGTGCCTAATAAATGAATGGTGTTTCTAGCACGAGTTGCGCCTGTATACCATACTTTTTTTTCATCAATTTTTTCTTGCTTATTTTTACTTTTATAATTAGAAGGGAAATTTCCTTTTCCATAAAGCACCACATGATTAGCTTCTCCACCTTTGACTGAATGAATGGTGTCTATAATAATCTGAGGTTCTTCATCTAACTGTTGCTGTCCATATCTTTTTAACAATCTTAAAAAGTATATAATTTGTCTCGGGGTAAAATTTCTTCGCAGAATCCGCCACCATTGTTTCTTTTGAGCAGCCTTAGATAAATCTAATCCTGACCATTCTAGTAAGGATTCAAAGTTATATTCCCTAAAATCTGGTTCAGATCTCCAAAATTTATCTGTTCTATACGCAGGGTCTTTTACTTCCCTAATATATTTGTACATTTTTCGAGCTTGTCTTTTATCAATTTTTTTCCCCTTTGATATTCGAGTCCAGGCTTTAATAGCTTCCCATTGTGTGGGATCGAAACACTTGTTACCTTCATTGTCAGCAAAGTAAAGACCTGCATCCTTAGCAATCATTCTTAATTCATTTACAGTTTTATTGATTCGTCCTAGGATATACCAAGTTCCCTCTAGTTCGGAAAAAGGAATTTCTTTAAAACTTAAATATCTTTTTACATACCCTTCTTTATCTTCATATTCATACTCTTTTTCTTCGCTATCTAGAATTCCTCTCCTAATAATTTGAGAAAAATGATGGACTGCTTCACCAAAGCGCTTTGTCTTTCTCAGTTTTACTTTGCGCCCTGGAAAAAAAGTAGTAAAGTATTTTGGATCAGCACCATTCCATTTATATATTCCTTGATCGTCATCCCCTGCTAGATAAATTCTATCAATATTGGCTGCCATTTTATATATGACTGACCATTGTAGGGGAGTACAATCTTGGGATTCATCTAGAATCAAAACTTTTAAAGGAGGAAATTCTACTTCATCAATAGCTCTTTCAATCATATCATCAAAATCAATGAAGGGTCTTTCCCCTCCTGATCGTTTGTAATGTTCGTAAGTTTTGATCTTCCTTATAAAAACGTCTAATGAGTCTTTCTGATAAGATTCTTTTTTATAAATTTCGGTGGGGTTAATAAGCATATTTCTAGCTTTACTATAAATAGAAAGAGACCAATCTTTATAAGTAAAATTATCGTCTGCTAATCTTTTATCACTTTCTTTAACAATTTTAGTTTGAAGAGCAAAATCAATCATACAATCTTTAGGATCGAATACTTCTTCTTCAAAATATCTTCGACAATATTTATGTAATGTTTTAAATCTTTCAAAATCTTTAGTGGTGTATTGAGGAAAAGCTGCTAGTGCTCTTTCAACCGCAGTGTTAACTGCCTTATTAGTAAAAGAAATAAAAGCAATCTGGTCAGGGGGTATTCCTTTTTGTAAATATCTTTTTAATACTCTTTCCACTAACGTGTGAGTTTTTCCTGTTCCTGGCGGGCCAAAGATTTTAATTGTCTTGTGGTATAGTCTTTTTAGATTCTGTAGTTCTGAATTTTCCTGTGTGATATTCATCATCCAATTCCGTTGTCTTTGTTGTTTTTGTCATAGGCTTTATATTAACATGTTTTACAAATTCAGGCATTGTCACATACCAAACGTTCTGTACTCCCTCAAAATAGTCATGTCTTTTGCAACCTAATAATTGAAAGGCTTCCATGGTACTTTTAAATTTTTTATTTCCTGGTCTAGATAACCAATTGTTTAAAGTACTTCTTTTAAAATAACAGATATTAGTTTTAGAATCTAACACTACATATCCATCTTTTAATTTTTCAAAATCGTCTTGTTCGATAGTTTGTTCAAAGAATGCTTTAAGAACATCATATTTTTCTTCTTCTATTGTATCGGTGTATTTAGCTTGTTCATTTTCATTGGCTCTTTTAGTAAGTTCTTGCAGCATTAACTCAAATAAAGGTGGGCCTCGACGACTTTTGGGAAGAGTCATCCAGAATAGTCCATACTTCAATAGCTTAACTCTCCAGGTTTTTTCATCTCTCATATCCTCCGGTTCCACCGTGATTCGTTGCTCTTTATAAGTGAAGCTGAAATAAATAGTTTTAGAATCTCGAGTATAAATTACATCCTTAAATTCATCCATAATGTCGGGAACCTGTGGACCAATTCCTAATTTACGAAGTTTACATAATTCTTTATTACAAATAGGAGAGAGTTCCTGATGTTTAGGGGGACATTTAAAATGATAACCACTCTGTTTGACGGATTTAGCTACGGCTTTTGCTTCATTAATATTTAAAGGTTTAACAAAACATTGTTTGTTTCTTTGTATTGCAATGTCTTGAAAAGTTTTTAAATCTAAATTACCGTCGGTTTTCTTATTCTCCAGAACCATAATATTAAAAAGAAAATTATTGCGATTGTTTGATGGCCAAGGGTCTGTTATAAGTTTTTGAACACAAGGAGGATAATGTTGCCAATCGGCTTCGGGCTCATATGCATTGGTTTTTAAATTGTATAATTCTTTTACTGTTAACCTTCTTTCTTCTGCTAGATCTAGAAAGGCTCCTATCATCAATGGATTTGAATTATCGTCAAAGGCAAATTCTATGGTTGCGTTCATCTTGTAGTATGGCATTGTTACTGCTTTATTCATCGGAAATACTTCATTAGCCATAAAGAAAGTATCATTCCATTCATCTAATTTTTTTCTTACATCTTCAACGCTTGCCCAATCCTTTAAAAATAAAAATAAATGAAGACCTCCTGATTTGGATTTAACAGGAACTAGAGGGAGTTGATATTCTTTTATAATATCAACATATTTTTTTTGTGAATAATTTTTATAAGTCGTAGGGTCTACATCAATGCACCCCCACTTAACTTTCTCTTTATTTTCGGGTCGTAATCCGATCCTCGTTTTACCATCTAAATGTTGTTGCCATTTAGTGTTAGTAAGAGGTTTGTGAATCGTGAGGTATTCCGCTTGGCGCTTTCCCCGTTCATCCACTTCGCCCGTAAGCGAAGTGGTGATGAACTTGTCAGGATCTCCTTCGAAAAGATCTACTAACCGTTTTAACATTAAAACGGTACAGCAGTTTTCTTAGGTTCCTGGTTTATGTCCGTTGACGAGTAATCAACCTTACCAAAGATATCACTTTTTTTTGCGCTGTTATAAAATTCGCGCGTGACCTCAAGAGTTTTGGCATTTGGTGTAGTAGCAAGATACTTATCAAACTCTACTATCCATCCGTACCAATGATTTTGAGAATTGGATTCTTTAGTAGTTGTCAACTTATAAGTAGTCGCCCAAGTAGGGGGCCTAAAGAAACCTTTAGTACCTTTCAATCTTCGAGTCTGCATCATCGAATTCCAGGTTTTAGATTTCTTCTTCTGAGTTGACTTCATAGTAATCAATGCCTGTTCTTGAGGGAGATAGTCTTTATCTAAAATAAAGACAAAATGATTCCCTGTATCCTCAACATAGTTACCATTAGGTAGTCTATCTTTATTATCCTCACCTCTGCTAGTTTCAGACATAATCGCAGGATCGGTATGTATTTTTACAGGTCGTCCTGGACCGTCGCCTCTGTCTTTCCACTCATTAAAGGTGTTATAATATAAACAAGGAACTACAATGATACCTTCTTT